GAATCCCAACTATCGGTACAAGCTCATCGGGAAACTGGTACACAGCCAAACCGAACTGATTTTGGTTTTTGACCTGAATGCCACAGAGATCTTTCGGCGGGAATTGCAGAAAACCGAAACCGGAGAAGAAAAATGGCGTACATCGCGCAAACCGGTTTTCCCTGACGAATGGAAGGATCAGTTTGGCCTGCCTGTTGAAGAAAATCAGAGGGTCTTCCAGATAAATATCTTTGATGGATATGCTGTATTCGGGCTGAAGGATAAAGCTGCTCGAAAGCCGACGGACTCTGATGAAGGCACGGAACAGACTGACGAGAACAGATTGGAGGGAGGGGCACCGGATGCAACATAAACCCCGCATCACTCTGGATTTTCCCAAAAACCGAATTCGACTATTATATAGTTCTCTACGGCTTCTGCATTTTCCCGATTATGTCCGTCTGTTGGTAAACCCTATGCAAGGCATTATCGCCCTGCAAATCAGCGACAGTCATGACATGAGAGCACAGCGCCTGATTGGCCGTTATGAAAAGACAAAAGATCGGATTGATTTACACAGCAAAGAACTGATGGGTAAAATAAAGCTCTTTGGTGAATGGGATATGAGTAAGGCGTATCGATTCGAAGGCGTATTCCATCCGGAAGAAGGGATGATCGTCTATCCTATTACAGCGCCGCAGGACGTTCAGTCGGGTACAACAGCTGATTCCATCAAGTCTATGGAGCACATGCCCAATGAATGAAAATATTCAAATCGATCCTGAGTTTCAAAGCCTTGTCCCGGCTTTGACGCAGGAAGAATATAAACAACTGGAAGATAATCTCCTCCAAGATGGCTGCCGTGAACCTATCAGCCTGTGGGAAGGTATAATTCTGGATGGTCATCACCGGTATGAGATATGCATGAAACACGGTCTGCCTTTTACAACTCGGACACTTCCCCTGCGTGACAGAGATGAAGCGATCATCTGGATATGCTCAAACCAGATGGGGCGACGCAACTTGACAGAAGAGCAAAGGCATTATCTGATAGGCAAGCGATATGAGGCTGAAAAGCGCATGGGAGCGCCGAATCCCGCGGGTAACAATCAGTACCAGAGAAGCGATGAGGTTGCTCCTAAAGTTTGGGTGCAACCAGGGGTTAAACCGCCTTCGAGAAGAATGACGGCTTATAGAATAGCACAAGAGTATCATATAGGCGCTGCCAGTGTTGAACACTATCATCGCTATACTCAAGCCATGGATAGAATTGCTAAAGTCGATGATCAATTTGTAAAGCTCGTACTGAATAATACCATCCGGTTGTCCGTAATCAATGCAATAAAGCTGTCACGTCTGAGCGATGAGGAGATATATGCAGTGACCTCGAAGATACGCCCCAGCATGCCGTTTCATCTGGACGAGGATGAAATCATCTCGTTGTTGCGCAGCGTCAAGCATTCCACGGCTCATTTCGACCAGTCAGCTCCGACAACGCCACCTGTTACAGTGAAAACAATGCCAAAATATGACCCCGATGCCGAAGCCTCAAGTTTGGCGCTTACCATACCTTCATGGCGATCATCTATAGAACGGGTTCAGCAGAAGGCTAATCTGGACGGAATATCTGCCGGTGCCAGAAGCAGTCTTGAAAGTGAACTCATCTCACTTCGGTCAACCATAGATGGAATATTGATTGTAATGGGGGCTATACAGCATGAGTGATACCCGGCAGGAAGAACTACTGGCGTTTGTGCCCAGAGTGCATTTTGAACTGATCCCCGCTCGAAATCTGGTATCTAATCAGGATTACCAGAGGAATATATCGACAGCACATGTGCAGAGGACAGTCGATCATTTTGATCTTTATCAGATCAATCCCGTGAAGGTCAGCCGCCGAGATGGGGTCAACTATGTTTTTGACGGTCAGCATACCATTGAGACAATTGTTGAACGCTCTGGTTCCCGTGATACTCCGATATGGTGTATGATCTATGACGACCTGGACTATGAGACAGAGGCGGATATATTCGCTAACCAGATGAAGTACAAAAAGCCTCTGACCCCATATGAGATTTTTATGGCAAATATCGAGGCTAAGAACAAGACACAGGAAATCATCAAGGATATCGTTGAATCCTATCAACTGCGTATTGTTGGCAGCGGAACCCAGAATGGCATTTGTGCAGTGGCAGCACTCGAATACATCTACAACAAATATGGGTTTCATATACTGGATCATACGCTGTACCTTTGCGTAGCTACATGGGAAGGAAACGATGTATCGCTCTCGGCAAATATTCTGCGTGGGATCGCTCGCCTGTTATACTGTTATGGCGACTCGCTACAGATGGATGTCTTTATTGATCGACTGGGGAGAATCTCTGCCAAGGAGATAACCCGAATGGCAAAAGAAAGACGCAATGGCTCCCTCGGCTATGCGGAAACCATGCTCCAAATCTATAATAAGCGTACCAAGTATCGGCTGGATTATTCAAAACTATATGACAGCCGGACAAAACGGTATATGCAATTGCTGGACGAGTCGGAAGAATCAGAAGATAGTGATGAGGATATCGCTGAAAGCGGAGAAGACCAGGGAAACCTTGAAGAACTAAATGAGTCAGAGGCTGCCGGTGAAAAGGACAGCCTCCAAACTACCTGATGTTCATCGAGCCCTATATGACTATACATTAATCTCGACGCCGTTCCGGAAAGTGAATCGAATGTCATCGTCGGCATAGACGGTGGCATGATCCAGCAACGTTCCCCACAGCTCCGGGCTGAATTCCACCAGCGGCTTTTCAAGACTGGTGAGGGTGGTGATGAACTGCTGCGTCGCCGCCTTTGCTGAAAGCATTTCGGCGATGGCAGCGGCTGTTTTATCGTGCTGCTCTTTGATGGCGGCGTAGCGCTCAGCCAGATCGTCATACCTCTTTTGGTACTCTGCCTGATCAAGGGCCACCCGCGCATTCTCGCTTATCGCCGCCTGCATCATGTCAGAAAGGATGTTCATTTCGTCGAGCAGCCGGGCCTTCTCCGCTTCGAGGGAAGTCGTGTCGTACAACTCGTCTGCGGTGCAATTCATATCGGCGATGATCTCATCACGGCAGGCAATGAGCTTATTCAAAGCCGTGGTGAAATGAAGCTTCACCTGCTCCTCCGTGACATGCGGCGTCGAGCACTTGGAACCAGCATCGTACTTCCTGTTGCACCTGAAGATGACCCGGCGGTATCTGGCCTGATTGGAATGCCAGACCTTTGAGCCATAGTAACCGCCGCACTGACCGCAGACGATTCGAGAAGCGAAGATGTCCACGCCGCTGTACCGGCCTTGTTTCTCCTTGCGCCGGATCAGCTCCTGTTGAACCAGCTCGAAGGTCTCAGGAGCGATGATCGCCTCGTGGTTCCCTTCCACATAATACTGCGGCAGCACACCTTGGTTGAGCACCTGCTTCTTCGTCAGGAAGTCCTCGGTGTAATACTTCTGCATGAGGGCATCGCCCTTGTACTTCTCGTTGGTCAGGATGCTCCGAACGGTGCCCTGCCACCACTTCGTACCGTGGCGCGGCGTCGGGATGCCCATCTCGGTCAGCTTCTTTGCGATGGCATGAGGCGTCAGCCCTTCCAGGAACCATTCATAGATTTTCCGAACAATCCTGGCCTGCTCCTCATTGACCACCAGCTCCCCGTGGGGGCCGCGCTCATAGCCGAGGAAATGGTCGAAGGGCACGGAGACCTTGCCGTCCGCCATCCGCTTCCGCTGACCCCAGGTCACGTTCTCGGAGATGCTGCGGCTCTCCTCCTGGGCCAGACTGCTCATGATGGTGATCAGCAGCTCGCCCTTGCCGTCGAACGTCCAAATGTTCTCCTTCTCGAAAAAGCACTCCACACCGTGCTCCTTCAGCTGGCGGATGGTGGTCAGGCTGTCCACTGTGTTGCGGGCGAACCGGCTGACGGACTTGGTGACGATCAGGTCAATCTTCCCGGCCAGCGCGTCCGCGACCATGCTCTTGAAGCCCTCCCTGTGCTTCGTGCTCGTGCCCGTGATACCCTCGTCGGTGTACACGGAAACAAAGCTCCAGTCATCCCGTGCCTTGATGAATTGCGTGTAGTAATCGATCTGCGCGGCATAGCTGGTGAACTGCTCATCGCTGTCGGTCGATACCCGCGCATAGGCGGCGACCTTCCGCTTCTTCGGTGCGGCTATCGGCGATGCAGTAAACCGACTGACCGTCGGTGGAATGGTTACGACTTTTCTTTTCTCCAATTTGCTCCGCGCTCCTTTCTCAACTGCTTCATGCGTTCGCTCATCTGCTGCCTGCGCTCCGGTGGATACGTCCGCTTGGGCTGTGCCTCGAACCTCGCCCGGCGCTCCTCTGACCACTTCGATGGAGGACGACGAGTATCCCATTTCCGTTCCACCCTGCTTCCGTCCTTCAGGATGAAGGTGACCACCGTGCCCACGTCAACCTCGATGCGGTCAACCCGTTCCAGGAAAGCGGCTTCATCAAAGGCGGGAAGCCCGAGCACCTCGGCGCTCACCTCGCGCAGCCTGTCATCCCGGATTCCCCGGACACCACACTCAGTCGGATGCGGGCAGCGCCAGTAATGCGCCTTCCCGTCAGGGGCCGTGGGGCTGTGCTGCGTTTTGTGATTGAAGTTGTTCCCGCATACCGTGCACTTGATCTTGGTGGTGAAGCACGTCACCCCGCTGCGGTTCGGCGCGTGATTCCTGCGATAAGCGGATGCCTCGGCCCGGTACTCCGGCGTCCAGCAGTCCTTCTTGGACGTGTTGACCCACTGTCTGATTACCGTCTGCCCGTCCCTGAAGTGGAAGGTCAGCTCCTTCGCCCCAGTGACCGTGATGTGGTCGATCTTCTCCATAAAGACCTGCTCATCAAAGGCGTCGAGCCCCAGCGCCCCGTCGGTTTCAT